TAATCACCATCTGCGACAGAAAATCTGACGGCGCCTTCACCACCCACCGCAACGACACCGCGTCATACGACAACACATCCCCGGTCGCCAACGCCCCACCACCAGCACGGAACACCGCATCAACATCGGAGGAGTCCTGCAAACGGTTCTCCGACGCCACCCACGCCTGCCGGGTACCCGACCACGCCAACGTGGCCCCAGACAACGCCGTGAACGTCCACTTCGCAGGCTCCCACCCCTGCGACACGTCATTCCACGACATCAACTGGCCGCGCTGCTGCCCCACAGGAAGCTTCGACGCCGCACCAACCTGAACCCAACCAGCCGCATTCGCGACCGCCGACGCACGATTCCTAATCCACAACGTCGCACTATCAGTGGTGCACGCCAACTTCGCGTCACCATCAGACGGCAAATCCGCCTCAGACAACACCAGCAGAATGCCCGACCCCGAATCAGCCGGCACAACACCCAAATCGGTGTCGTCATCCCACTCGCCGTCAACCTGCGGCTCCGGCACCAAAATCGACATCGTGGCTTTACGCCACCCCAACGCATCCCACTCGTCGTCCAAAACCGTCAAGCGGCCCGTCGACAACTCCTTCGCGATCTGATACGAGTAATCGCCGTCGGTCTCCGAGATGTAGCCCTCAGGGTTACGCATCAACCGGACAACAGCATCCGCCTCAACCTGAACAACATCCTCGAAATGAACGTCGCCCGCAGCGATCCTCAACCGGATGTCCGGGATTTTGCGGAGAATTATGCGCTCCACATCAGCCAGGCGCAGCTCAATCAGCGCCGACTCGGCATCCGACGGATCGTGACCCCACCGCAACGCCACATCGTCCACCGTCGCCATCGGCGGCGCCGGGGAGCGCCGCGGCTGGCGGGGCCTGACCCGAGGAAACTCAGGGGGCGGCCCTTTCTTCGGGGCCGGCGGATCGTTGTGACGAGGCACTACTTACTCCGTTTCAGCCTTGTGGGTGCGGCGCGGCGCCGCTTTCTTCGCCGGGGCTTTCTTCGGTGCGCCGACTTCCTCGTAGCTGCCGGACTCGATGAGTTGTTTACCCAACTCGTCGGAGCAGCTGACCAGCCCGTCGGTCACGGTGTTACGCAGTTCCATGACGCCTCCTTTAAGGGGGTTGAACCGGTGGGGGCCGGGGCGAACCGGCCCCCACCGGGATGAATCACTTAGCGGTGTAGCGGCAGAACGCCTCCGGGTCGTTGCAGAGGAAGCCGTACTCCGCTTCAGCGAGCACCGCCACGAGGTTGTTCTCGTAGAGGCTGATCAGGGTGCCGCCGATGGTGACAGCCGCTTCGGTGGAGACGCGGTAGGAGATACCGCCGACCGCGCCCCAGACGCACTGCGACCAGTCGCCGCCGTAACCGAGGGTTTTCTTCCCGCCGGCCGGGGTGTCGACCACGTTGTCACCCAGGTAGGCGGGACGGCCGATCACCGAACCGCCGGTAACTGCCTGCGTGGTCTGCGACGCCGGGGGGGCGTCGATGAACAGCGGGCGGCCAGTGGTGTCCACCGAACCCAGGAACAGCGGCTCGACCTCGCGGGCGAACAGGAACCCGGTGAGGCGCTTGTTGTCCTTGACGAGCAGGTCGAGTCCGGCGACCACGTCGCCGTACACCGAACCGGCGGTGGCAACCGCCGTGCCGAGGGCCACCGATTTGGTGGTGGCGTCCAGTTTGTTGTTCGCACCGAACGGGCTGTTGGTGCCGTGCAGGGCGGCGGTGTCGAACGCGACAGCGAAGGCTTCCGCGATGTCATCCCTCAGGATGGACATGTAGTTGCCCGGATTGGCGCGCACCACCTCTGCAGATACCACGGAGATGCACGCCAGCTTGTGCGGCTTGATGGTCTTCAGCCCGAGGGTGGACTCGGTGGTCGGCTTCTTACCGGCCTCCGACACCCACGCCGCCTGAGCCTTCGTCATGATGTACGGGATTTCCTGACCGTTGATGCCCAGCGGGATCCGCCGTGCGAGCATCATGACCGCGGAGGACTTCCGGGCCTGCTCGAACAGCGCCGCCGACATTTCCGGCTTGAGGAACCCACTGAAATCAGCGGTAGTTGTTGCTTTGGTCTGTGGAGTAGCCATAATGGCTCTGCCTTTCTGTTAGATGCCGAGGGCCCGCCGCAGCGAGTCCTCGAGTTCGTCTGAATTGAGTGCGGGTGTCCGATTCCCCGACCCCTGCATGGGGTCCACAGCAGCATCGCGGGCTGTAGCGCCGAGGAGCTTTTTCGCAGCCGCCACACTGGCTGCGACTGTTTCCTCGTCGTGCCCGCCCACCAAGCTGATCACGTCGGGCATCACCTCAACGGGGATGCCTTGATCGATCATTGCTTGGTAGCGCATCACCTGGATTTCGTTGGTAGCGGCCTGGTTTTTGAGGTCGGCGTATTCGGCGCCGGTCGCGTCCAGTTTCGTCTGCCATTGAGCGGTGATCGCGTCTTCGGCTGCTTTGACCGCCGTCTTTTTGTCTTGGCGGTACTTCGCGGCTTCGGCGCGGAGCTGCTGCACATAGTCGAGGCTGAACGTCTGCTCCTGTGCAGGGTCAGCTTCTTGGGCCTCCTGGGCCGGGGCAGCATCTGTTGATGTTTCTTCGGACATGTTGTTTGCCTCCAGGGCGATTCGTGGCCACCTTCTTGGTGGCCGTTTACCGAAACTTGTGTTTAGCGGCGGAACAGTTTCTTCGCGCCGGGGACCGCGGCGAACAGTTCATCGAGTACGTCGTCGGCGTTGTCTGCGCCGAGTTTGCGTTCCAGCCAGCGTTCCAGCCCGTCCGGGCCCTTCGCCTGGAGGACACGCATAGCGTTGACGGCTTCCCGGCTGCGCGCCGCACCTAACCCGATGGTGGTGTCGCGGTAAATCATTCCGCCGTTGTCGTTGAGTTCAACGGAGCCATCTTTGTTGCGTTTCGCCGTCCGGTACGTCAACCGCTTCTTATCCCCGGCTTTGTTGTCTATCACTTTGGTTGCCGCGCTCGAGGCGGCTTTCCAATCCTCGAGTGCGCGGCGGTGGGTGTCTCGGCCGGCCCAGTTGTTGCGGTCGAACACCGGCACGGCGATGCAGTCGCAGCCCGGATGCCATTCCGTCATGTGTCCGCGGGCGGCGACCTGCAACGTCTTCAAATCCTGGCTGCCGTTGGTGGTGCCCAGTTCCTCGAGGGCGTCGATGTCATCGACCGGGTTGTCTAAGCCTGCGGAGGCGGCGTCGGTGTAGACGGGTCCGCGGGACACCAGCATCCAGCACCAGCCGCACGTTTCGTCGCCGGTCGCTACCCGCGCCCAGCCCACAATTTTGGTGGCCGCTTTGGCGTAGTCGGTGTCTAAATCTTTGCGTATCGGTTTGTCGGGGACTTCCACGTCGTAGGTGTTGCCGCCCCACGCTGCCCGTTTCTCGATGCGGACAGCGTCTTTCAGTTCCCGCTCCAAGTTGTCCACAACATCGGGGATCTGATCTGTTTCCGCCGCTTTCACGATGGTGTCCCGGCCGGCGTCCTGCACCACCTTCGCGGTTTGCAACACCACCGGGCGGGCAATTTTGTCCGGCACCACCGGGTCGCCTTTAGCTGCCGACATCCGAACCTGTTTCACGACTTCCCGGCGGGCCGGTTCCATCGCCTGCACGAACCCGTCCCACGTTGTGGCCGGCAACTCGATGTCGTGCTGCAACACGGTGGGGAAGTTGATGCGGCGCTGCGCGTCATAGAATCGGCGGGCCGACATCGCTGATGCGGTGCGCTGCTGCGCCACCAGCGGGAACAACGCTTCGAGTAGTTTCCGCCACCCCGCCAGCGTCAACAGTTGCACCCCGTACATGGCTGCCAGGGCGGCGGCGGTGGACACCACCGCGGCGACAGCCGCTTTCTGCTCCGCCGAATACTGTGTGTCGTTACTCATCGGCCAGCAGGGTGCGTGCCACGCCGGCGAACGCATCCGCGGTGTCGTCCTGCAACGTCATTTCTTCGCGTTCGGCGATGCTGTACCCCAGGTCTGCGCGGGCCCTCGCCAGCGGGATCAGACCGGAGCCGTACAGTTTTGATACCGCGTCGGCCTGCGCCGCGAACGTCGGGGTTTCCGGGTTACGCCACACCGTTTCCATGCGGGAAAAGGTTTCCGGGAGTCGCTGGCCGGGATTCATCACCATCCATCCGATGCGCATGGCTTCCTCCCATGCCGCGCCGAAAACTTTGCATTTCCCTTTCGCGTTCTCCACCAGCCGCACCTCCGACGCTTTGATGGCTTCCGCCGACGCAGGGTTGTCTGAACTGGTTGACAGGTATTGCGGTGGCAGCCCGGTGTAGGCGGCAGCCTGTTTCGCGAGTTCCCGCAACACTTCGGTGAAGTTCCGCAGTTCAGCGGCCGGGAAGGTGGTGGCTTTCGCGTCCGGGTCGGCGAACGCCAGGATGCGGGCGGTGTAGGCGTCGAAGTGGCCCATGCCGTCCCCGGCGGGGTCGTTGGCGCCGATGTCGTCCGGTGACACACCGAGCAGGATGCGTTGCGGCGCCGCCATCATTTCGGCGGTCGCCGACATGTTCATCGTGATGCGGGACGCCTGGTCGGTCACTGACCGCAAATCCAACCCGATTTCCGAGGTGCCGTTCAGGTCGGCGAGGCGGGTGCGGTTCGCTAAAGGGACAACGGGCACCACACCGAGGTTGTGTCGGATGGTGCGGGTCCGCGTCCACTGCCCGCGGCGTTTCTCCCACTGCACCGTTTTCCACCGGTCATACACCGCGCACGTCTGCTGCTCATTGTGGTCGTCGTTGGCCAGGACGCGGATCGCTTCGGTGACCTGCCGGGACAGCGGATCAATTTTGGCGTACAACGCTGATGCCGGCTCCACCCGGATGACCGGCACATCCATCGGGCCGCCCGAATCTTTCGACGGCGCAGCGATAGTGATGTAGGCGCGGCCATCGACCAGGGCGTCGGTGTGTCCCAGCGTGGACTCTAAATCAAGGTTGTTGACCTGCCACCAATCCCACAGCGTGTCGTCGCCTTCGATTTGTCCCAGCCGGAAACCCTGCACGTCGAGGCGTTCCGCTAAAGCATCCACATACAGTCGGGGGTAGCCGACAACGGACAGCAGGACACGCATTTGCGGCGGCACCGCCACACCCAATGTGTGCGGACGGTATGTGCCTTCGTAGTAGGCGCGGGACTCCCGCAACGCCCACATGTCGTCGAAGAACTCGCCGATCAGTTCGTCGCGGAGCCGGTCTTCGGAATCCAACACACGCCCCTATCTCTACTTGATGACCACAAGTTTGCCGCTGCGGCCACCGGCTTTAGAGGTCAGGAACTCTCGGCGGGCCCCGAACGCCAGGATGGCGCACACCGCGGCATCAATTTTGCGGCTCGAGTCTTTACTGGCTTTCCGCACCGACACCGACCCGAATGTGGTGCCGTACCGTTTCGCGTTCATCATGTGGGCGCGTAACGTGCGGTTCCCGTCGTGGCTGATCTGCTGATCCACAACGGCTTCGAGGAACGCTTCGCAGTCGAAGGAGAACCGTTTCACGTTGCCGCCGCGCATGTCGAACGCCAGCGGTTTCCCCGGTGACGCCATGATTTTCACTGCCCGCCGGAAGTCGCGGGTCCACGCATCGACATACGATTCGAACATTCGCACATCGAATCGTGCGGCGACGACGGTGTATCGGGCGAATGTTGACCTGACCACCGCATCCACATCTTCGGTGGGCACTTCCCCGCCGTGCCGTTCCGGATCCCACGCTTTGATGAGTTGGAGGTGCCCGTCTTCGATGCGGCACGCCACCAACGCTGTCCAGTCCCCCGTTTTCGATCCGTCGAAGCCGAGGGTGATGCGGTCGCCGGGCTTCAACTGGTTGTCGGCCACCTGGCAGGCATCCCACTCTGTGGGCGCCACGAACGCGTCTTCGGCGGCGTTGATTTGGTTCAAGTGGCGGCGGCGGGACTCCGAGATCGGTGTCCGCACATCCAAAATGGCTTTGATGACTTCGTCGGTGTCCAGCCAGGTGGCGTCCCCG